GACTGTCCGTAGGACACGGTCACCATGTACAAGCCGACCCAGCCGTTGTCGACCGGCGGCAGCGCCTGAGCGCCCGCGCTGGCGGGCGCGCCGGCCTTCAGCTCCAGCTGAGCCCGCTGGATGCGCTTGGTGTTCTGCGACGTGCCCGCGTCGGCCGGCCCGCTGAACGGCTGGCTCGGATCGCTTGCGTTGTAATACGGCAGGACGACGGGCGAGACGTCCGTCTCCTGCAAGGACGCCTGGATCAGATACGCCACCGTCTGCCCCGGCGTCGTCGGAGCCGCGAGGGTGAACGACGTGGCGCTCGTGTTGATCCCCATCTTGACGAGAGGATCGATCGGGTCCGCCGGCAGCGATCCGTAGGCTTGCGCGTCGATCACCGAGAACTGCGTGACGGAGCCCGGACCCACCGTCACCGCCAGCGACGCCGGGCTGGTCGGCAGGCAGGCGAGTCCGTCGGCGACCGTCCCCTGCCCCAGCGCCGCCTGCGCCAGGTAGCCCAGCGCGACCATGGCGCTCCTGTTGATCGACAGCAGGTCGGTGTCGAGCGGGATGCTTCCGGGATAGACGAAGTTGCGGTCCATGAGCCTTCACTGCCCCCCGTCGTCGATGTTGGCGTCTGCGATGTTGGTCCACGCGATCGTTGCGGCCGGCAGCACGTCCGCGACGGCGGCGTAGATCGATGCGTCCGTCACGCCGCTCTGGATGCTCGCCTCGCCCACCCACTCGATCGCGCCTGCGCCGTAGCCGCCGGCGCCGCTCCCCCAGCCGCTCGCGTCGGCCACTCCGGCGCCGGCCGGGCGGCGGGCGGTGACGAAGAACTGGAACGGCAGCGCGAGGCTGCCCCAGCCGCCCGCCTCGCCGAACGCGAACCCCGACGCGTCCGCCCCGGCGCCGCCCCAGCCGCCGGTGTCCGCGGTGAAGGACGGCTCGAAGATCGCAGGCTCGGATCCCGTGAGGTCCTCGACCGCAGCCGCCACCGCGGCCCGCGTGCCCCGCTCGCGCGTGAGCTCGGTCGAGATGCGCGCCCGCAACGAGTCGTCGGTCTCGAGCGGGCCGCGCACGACGCTCGCGCCGAAATAGTCGAACGCGATCATGTCCAGCCAGACGTCGGAGGCGGTGGCGATGCGCGTCTGCGCGCGCGCGTAGCCGAGCACCGAATAGAGCCAGGCCCAGGACCAGCTGAGCGCGGCGAGCAGGCCGTCGAGCACCGGCGCGTCGTCGGGAAACCATCGCGCGGGCAGCACGGACCGCATCCGCTGCTGCATGTCCGCCTGGTCGCCGGTCATCCTAGCTGACCGCGACCGTGCCGGCCTTGATCACCGTGGCTGGCGCCCCGGCCACGTCGCCGGCGCTCCCGTTGATCAGCACGGCGAACACGTTCGTGACGGCGGAGGACGCGGCATAGGCGACGTAGGCGAGCCTGCTCGCCGCCAGCGGCGCCCCCAGCGGCAGGCCGTCGATGTAGGCGGTCAAGGCCGCGGCGACGCTGCCGCCGAGCTCGGGCGACGCGGCCCCCGCGCCGGTCGACAGCGTCAGCGAGACGTTCGCCTCGACCACGGTCGGCGGCTGCACCGCGAAGGTCGACCCCACCGGACGCACGGCCTCCACGGCGGCCTGCACCGACGAGAGCAGCGTCTGGGACGGGTGGCCGGAGCCGTCGTCGACGGTCACGACGAACATGCCGGGACGCGCCGCTCCGGAGGGGTCCACGTTCTCCTGCAGAGTGTAGCTCAATCCCTGCTCGACCGACGCGACGGCGAAGCCCACCGCCGCCGGCGTGGCCCTCGACCGCGTGTCGATGAAGCTCTGGAAGCGGGTCCGCACGGCCGCGTCGGTCTCCGCGTCGAGGCCGTTCGTCAACGGCGCGGCGTTCACCACCGTGTCGACGCCCTGGATGGCGGTGGCGAGCAGCGTGATGGCCCCTGCCAGCACGTCGCCCTGCGTCCCGGCGGTCTGCGCCTGCACCGGCACGTCGATGCTGGCCACGCCGGCCGGCAGGAGATAGCTCGCCGACGAGGCGATGAAGCTCAGAGCTGCAGGGTCGGCGACGGTCGCGAATATCTGCGTCCCGTCGCTCGTGCGCACGAGAGCCCCCACAGGGACGGATGCCGAGGCCGTGGGCGTGTACCGGCTGAACGTGACCGTCCCCGACGCCGGCGTGGCCGGCAGCCGGCTGAACGAGAAGTCGGCGGTCCAGCTGTCGAGGTCCGCCCCGGCGCTGGTCGACGCGCGGGTGCTCTGCAGCACCTGCACGATCAGCAGCTGCATCCACAGTCCCGTCGAGGCGTTCGCCTCGAGGATCGCGCGGAGCGCGGAGCCCACGGTCAGATCGAGCAGCTGCGTGGCCGAGGACTGCACGCTGGCGGCCATGTTCTGGACCAGCGAGCTGAACGTCTGCAACGACAGGCGCATGTCTAACCGTTCGGTGAGAGTGACAGGGTCTGCGTGAGGCCGGTGTCCGCGTCGACGTAACGGACGTGGACGTAGATGACGCCCGTCGAGTCGACCTCCACGTCGATCACCGGCTCGGGCGATCGCGCCACCGCCGACTCCTTGAAGATCTCGCTGCGTATGACGGCCTGGATCTCGGACCCGCTGCCCGGCTGCCCGATGAACTGCGCGAGCCCCGCGCCGTACTCCGGCTGCCAGATGTAATCGCCTGGATTCGTCAGCAGCCTGCGCAGCACGCGCTGCTGCCCGAGCGTCACGCCGTCGACCACGGCGAGGTCGCCCGTCGGCCCTGCGGACAGGTCCGCTCCCCACTGATGCGAGATGTCTGGCATGTTCAGTCCTGCGGAGAAGGCCGGCTGCCGGCGCTTGCGTGCACGTGCTCGTCGTAATGCGCGCGCAGCCCCGACATCGAGCCGTGCGCGTCGTAGACGTCGCCCGCCACGTGAAGATCGCCCTGCACGCGGATCGTGCCGTCGCTCGTGAGCTTCAGCGAGCTGCCCGACTGGTGCACGAGCCAGAGCTCGCCGGACGGCGCCGGCGGCGGCGGCTGCGTCGCGCTGAAGAGCCTCGCGACGATGATGCCGTGCTCTGCGTCGCCTTCCTGCGGGATGACGAGCACCTGGTCTCCGGGCGTCGGCGGGCAGATCAGGCCCCAGCCCGCGCCCGACCAGGCTGTCGCGATCGGCAGCCAGCCGGTCAGCACTCCTTCCGGCTGCAACGACACGCGGGCGGTCGAGCTCGACGGGTCGACGGACGTGACGAGGGCCAGGCGCGGCTGTCCGCGCTGCAGGTCGAGCGCGCCCGCCTGCGCCTTCAGCGCGTTCATGAAGCGTTGCATGTTCAGCCTCTCGCGGCGAGGGTCAGCCGGTGACGCTTACGACGGTGTCGGCAGGCGGCGTCGAGCCGCCGTCCGAGACGAGGTTGCTCGCGCGCACGACCTGGATGAAGCCGGAGTCGGCCGACAGCCGCCGGTCGATCGAGTCGATCTGGTAGGCTTGGTCGAAGGCGGTGCCGGTGCCCTGAAGGCTGATCACGGTCCGCGGCGCCAAGATCAGCTCCCCGGGCATCGTCATGGACACCGTCCGCTCGTGCCGCGTCAGCTCCGCGAGCCTCTGCTGCGCGTATCGCACCGCCTGATCCGTCGTAAGGTTCGGAACGACGTAGACGTAGGCCCGCGGCGGCCCCGTCTGATCGTCCGCCGACGCCGAGCTCGCCGTCTGCGTGAACGCCCTCTGCTGCCGCGTGTTCCAGCTCTTCACGGTGACCTGGATGCTGCCCGACAGCGTGAGGGACCGCTCCGCGCGCAGGCTGATCAGGTCGGCGGGCGCCAGGCTCGCGGCCGGGGCCTGCGACGGCGGGTTGAAGCTCAAGGTCGAGCCCTGGACGTAGACGTCGAACTGCTCCTGGCGCGCGAGGAACGCGAGCAGGTCCCACTCGGTCGTCGCCTTGCTGAACTGGTCGAGCGTGATGCTGTCGTGCTCCGCGGCGTAGTATCGTCCGACCAGCGTGGTCGTCTGCGTGACGTCCGCCTGCAGCCCGTGCCGTTGCGCGAGCAGCCTGGCGATCTCGCTCGACGTGCGGTTCGCGAACGTCTCCTGGGTGCGGGCCTCGATCAACGCGGCGCTCAGGTCGCGCCCCTCGACCTGGACGGCGCCGCGAAGCACGTCGATCTCCGCCCGGTCGACCGCGCCCTGGATCAGGCTGACGCTCGTCGCCCCGCCGTCCAGGCTCATCGCGACGTCGATGACGACGTCGGCGGCGGACGCCCAGAACACGTCGTCGAACTCGGGGTCGAGCCCGAACGCGAGCCGGGCCGAGAAGCTGTCCGCCGCGTAATGGTTGGTCGACCGGACCTCGGCCTCCACGGCGCCCAGAACGGGCGCGCCGTTCACGCGGATCATTAGGCTCGGCAGGCGGGCGCCGCTACTGGACGACAACGCCGCCTCCGCCGCTCGGGTCCTGATCGGGCAGGCGCAACGTCACGACGCCGACCAGCACCGGGTCCGAGAGGCCGTTCAGCCGGGCGATGCGGATCCACTGCGTCGCGTCCCCGAACTGCGCCGCGGCGATCTGGAACAGGTTGCCGCCCGCGACGGTGATCGTCTGCATCACGGACCTCACGTGCTCGCATCTGCAAGGTTGGCGGCGGCTCGCCCGAGATAGGCGCGGGCGACGGTCAGACCGGCGATCTGCTGCGTGCTCGCCGCCGCCGCCGCGG